GGGCGTTGAAAACGGCGCACCTCTGAAAAAATCCGGCAGTATTGTTACCAAAACCCATATAGGCGTTGATATAGGTCATTCATCAAGTTAACGGCCTATATCACGGCCTATATCACGGCCTATATGCTTGACGTAATCTTTAAGTATAGATTTACATCTATACAGATAAAGATTGAATGTAATGTGCCATTCCATTCTGGCTACATCGCCTCCCTTCGGGGGCTAAGCCAGAATGGGTCCTACATTCTCCCCCCTCCCCCCCGCCAACATGCCAAAACAGCCCACCCCCACAAAAGCCAGCAAGAGCCGCCATCACTTCTCAAACTTCTGGAAGTCTCAGTGGAAGGAAAACGGTGATCGGATGAAGGCCAACCTGGACGAGATTAACTCCCGGCGCCGCGCTAAGCTGGATGAGCGCATCAAGCAGATTTCCGTCCTCCTGCCCATGATGCCCGACGAGCTGTTGCCGGCCGGCAAGTTCCGGGACCTTCTCCTGGACAACTGGAACGCCACGTATGGGGAGGAACTGACCAAGCCTGACGCGTGGAAGCTGGTCCAGTTCGCGTACCGCAACGGCATCATAGCCAGGTTCCAGGACAAGTACGGCAGTCAGAAACTTGTTGACCAAACATTAATGATGGCCGACCCTACGACTCAAGTTGGCAACCAAGAGTAAAAATGACGAACAACTGGATGCGGCGATAGCCAGCACCCAAGAAGTCGTCACGCATCTTGTCGCGGCCTACGTCGTTGTCCGGCTTCACGATGGCCAGGACAATGAACACGAGTGGTTGATTGACGACGCTCGAAAGCTCTCACGTGCCATCGTCACGATGAGAGCTAGCCGAGTTTGAAGAACGTAAACCAAGAGTGGGAGGCGTTCATCGCCACGTTGCCAGATGAACAGCGAAAGCAGCTGGCCGAGGCTGGGTTTGACCTAAAGAACATCCACGTCACCAATCTGGCCAAGCCTCATCGGTACTTCTATGATGAGCGAATGAACTCAGCGCGGGTTCATAAGGGGCCAAAAGTCCAGCCGTTCTCTGACAGCGAGCGCGAGGTTGAGGGCACATTGTCCAGCCTAGTGGCCAAGATCATATCGGCCTACGGTTGCACCAACGACCCCAAGGTGCTTTTGCATAACGATTGCTTCCGCATCGCCCTTGGGTACACAAACTACGCATCAATGGCCGACGTCGCAAAGCATTACAAGGTCGCCAGAGCCACCGTATCCTGGCGGGTTAAGCGTATCCAAGAGGAACTTGGCCTACCGGCTAGCATCTACATGAGGTCCGAAGAAATCTGCAAGAAATCCCGCGATAGCCAGTTTCACCGCAAGGGGGGCAAGGGTAACAAATGAGCGTACGACCGATTGACGTGGCCGTGAAGCTGAAGCTTCACAAGGCAACCATTACCACCTTCATCAAAAACGGTATGCCCCTTACGTCGATGGAGGACGCGGAGGCATGGTACAAGACGAACGTCAACCGCCGGAAGCAGGATGAGGACGAGCCCTATGTGAAGTCATCGGCCGATGGGATGGACGACGCCAACCTAGAGGAAATCATCGACGACCAAAAGAAGGCCAAGAAGCAGGCGTTTGACGAGTACATGAAGGACCTGAAGGAGTCCAATCCGGCACAGTCTAAGTCTTACGCGACCTACGATAAAATCCTCAAGCGACTGATGGAACTGGAGGACCGTGTTCATAATCGTCGCATCGCGGCCAAGGAGTACATCAAGACCCAAACGGCCATCGAGCGTTTCGGGAAGGTAATACTGGCCATCCGCAACGACCTGATCCAACTAGAGACTAAGCTCGCCGCCAAAGCAAACCCTGACAGTCCGCGTACAGCCCAGAAGGCCATTGGCACCGAGGTAAACCGCATCCTCTTGCGTATCTCAGGAATGGCCGACGAGGCTTGCGATATTGTAGATATTGGCGAAACGCCCAAGGTCATCGAGATGACGGACGACTCAACGCCCGACGAAACCACCGACGAGAATGAGCCAACAGACGGCTGACCAGTTCGAACAGGCCTTGCGCTCGATGCTAGCCCCGGACCCGGACGGGGATATAATCGAGTGGCTGGAGAAGAACGTGAAGAACGTGCCATACTCTCCGCAGCCAGGGCCTTTTCGCATCGAGTCCACGCCGTACTTGGCGCCAATCCTACGGGCCCTACAAGACCCGGAGATTGAGCTCATCGTAGTCATGGGCAACGTGCAGTCCGGCAAGTCCATGATCCTTGAGCTCTGGTCGGCCTTCATCCCAAGCCGCACGCCTGGACCTACATTACTCCTGCAAGACGTGGACCTAAACGCGCAGGATTGGCAGCAGACAAGACTACGACCCCTATGGGAGAATACCCCATCGACCAAGGAGCGCATCTCCGACATTAACCGGAGCAAGTGGCATACGACGATGTTTGAAAGAAATACCTGCTGGGTTCTAGGGGCCGACAACGACCGAAATCTCCAGCGCCGATCTATCCGCTTTTTAGGCGGTGACGAGTGCTGGCAGTGGAAGAAGGGTCACTTGACAGAGGCGATGGCCCGTCTGACAGCCTATAAGTGGCAGTCCAAGGCCGTGTTTGTCTCCCAAGGCGGGGTAGAGGATGATGAGTTCACGGAGTTATTTAATAGCACCGACCGCGGGGAGTATCATTTCAACTGTGTGGCATGCGACGCCCGCCAAGCATTTGAGTGGAAACAGGTCAAGTACCCAGAAGAAGCCAAGAAGGCCGGCGGCTGGGACCTAGACATTGTTCGAGGTGGAACAACGTATGAGTGTAAGTTCTGCAAGCACCGACACCTTGACCGCAACAGCGTTCGCCAGGAGATGCTACGTAAGGCCGAATACGTGCCGCAGAACCCATCATCCCCTAAAGGCCGACGAGGTTTTCATTTTAACGCACAGGCGATGCTCTTTGGCCTATCGTGGGGAGATCAGGCCGTCGAGTGCATCGAGGCAGCCCAATCGTTCGACCAAGGCGGGGACGAGTCTAAACGCCGGGAGTTCAAGCAGAAGCGCGAGGCCCTTCCGTGGTCTGACGAACCTGACGATGGGGGTGGGGAAGTGCTACCAAGCGGGTACTTATTGGGCGAAGAATGGCTAGATGAAGCCGCAAGCCTGAACAGCAAGATTGTACCACCTCCCTACACTCCTGAGCAAAAGGCTAACGCTCAGTTCCAGAGATTACGCTTCATGGCCGTGGACGTCCAGCGCAAGGGGTTCTACGCCATTGTCAGGTCATGGTCCATGGACGGTAAGAGCCGTATGATCTGGTGGGGCTACGTGGACACATGGGAACAGCTGCGGGCTGAGCAAATACGACTGGAGGTACCGTCTTTATTCACCTTTGTGGACTCTGGGGATGGCCCAAACATGGACGAGGTTTACCGAAACTGCGCTCAACATGGATGGAACGCTACCAAGGGATCAGGCAACACTGATTTCCCATGGAAGGTCCAGACTCCTTTTGGAACCAAGATTGCCTACCGTCCTTATTCGCCGGCCAAGATTGTGCAGGTTGGAAAACAGTCCTGCCGCATGTTTATGTTCTCCAACCTGGTGCTCAAGGATAGCATCACTCGCCTACGCAGGGCTGGCCATCACACCTACCCGCAGGACGCTGGGGATGAGTACCGCAAGCAAATGCAGTCAGAGCACCGTAGTCGTACCGATGCCGGGAAGCCTATCTGGCTTCAGATTGGCGACCGTCCAAACCACCTTTGGGACTGCGAAACCATCGGCATCCTTCCGGCGCTCATGGCCAAGCTTGTCGGACGCGGTAAGAACAAGAACGCCACGCAAGACGAAAAAACGGATAAGCCTGTTGACAAGGCCGGCTGAACTCCTGATGTTATCGGCAGGGTCGGCCTGTCTTTTTAACTTCGTTGGTGGCTCTGACGTAGTGGCATGGGGGCAGGCCGACCCCTCCAATCACACTTTGACTTACGGCAAAGTGCATGGCTTTCGTGCATTATCGTGGCTCCACGTCTCCCAAGGGCATTTTTATGACCCTTGAGGTGCCTGTCATCGAGACAATCATGGCCAAGGCCGTTGCTCTCATTACCGAGGGTAAGACTGTTATGGAATACAAGGACTCTGGTACCGACGTACGCAAGGACTTTGCCTTGGACCCCCCCACCGTGATGCTGGAGTGCCGATATGCCCTCCAGATCAAGAACCCCCAGAAGTATGGGGCCATCGACCGTACCCGCGTAGGCAACTTGCTTAATAACTTCCGGGGTCTCTGATTTTATGGCGCGCAAAACTACCACGAAAAACACCACGAAGAACAAGGACACCGTAGGCAACGAACCTACGGTCCGTCGTCAGGCAACTGGCGGCCCTGGTATCTTCTCGAACTTCGAAAGCGCGAAGTTCTCCAACAAGCGTTCTTGGATTTGGTCGTCTTGGCCGACCGACTTCAAGAAAACGATGACGGTTTTCGACCGTCTTGAAACCACGCGCAAGATGCGCTGGATGGAGTTGAACGCCGGCCTAGTCAGGCAGGTCATCAACGACATGGCCATTTACTCCGTGGGTGGAGGCATCCGCGCCCAAGCCCGCACTGGCAGTTCCGTCATCGACCGCCAGTACGAGGAATACTTCGAAAACTGGGCTCGAAACCCCTGCGACATTACTGGTCGTTTTAACCTGTACGAGCAGCAGTACATCATCTCTCGCCTCATCGACCGAGACGGGGAGTGCTTCCCAATCAAGACCCGCGACCAGGTTGGCCGTTGCCGCATCCAGCTCATCGAGTCCCACCGCGTTTGCAGCGCACAAAGCGGCGCACCTCCACCCACTGAAGTTGATGGTATCACGTTTGGCCCTTACGGACGTCCTGTTATGTATAATGTCATCCGTTCGGATGGCACTAGCCGCCGAGTGCCTGCCGGTGCTGTGATGCACGTCTATGAGCCTGAGGTGGCCTCTGGTGCCCGCGCCTACTCACCTCTCCAGCACGCGATCAACAACATCGTGGACATGCTGGAAATCCTGTCTTTGGAGAAGTTCGCGGTAAAGATGAACAGCGACATTGTTCGAACTTTGACCCGAGAGGTCGCCCAGTTTGACGGTGCCCAATCTGACTTTGAAGCCTTTGGCATGCGACCAGACGGTTTTTCTGGAGATGGTCAGACCAATACGAACGAGGCTTCCACCTTCATCGGAGGGAAGATTTTGGCCCTAGCCCCAGGCGAGAAGCTGGACTCCTTCCAGTCAAACCGACCAAACTCTACTTTTGTAGGGTTTATGGAACACCTGGTGCGCGACTCTCTTGGCGGCGTCCTGCCCTATGAGTTCACGGCCGACCCGACCAAGGCCGGCGGCGCGTCCATGCGCCTTATCGTTGGCAAGGCCGACCGTAAGTTCGCTCAGCGCCAGCAAGTCATCATCAACCGTTTCCTGAACCCCGTCTGGGGCTATGTGATTGGTGACGCCATCGCCAAAGGTGAACTACCTTCCCATGACTGCTGGAATAAGGTTGTCTGGATCACCCCCAAGCGAGTCACCGTGGATGCCGGCCGAGACGCCGCCCAGAACCGCGCCGACATTGAGTTTGGCATCAAGACCATCGGTGAGAACTGCCAAGAAGAAGGCGAACACTTCTCGACCCTCATCCGTCGCAGGGCCATCGAGGCCGCGGAAATCAAGTCCATGGCCGAACAGTATGACGTCCCGCTGTGGATGCTATACAAGCCGTCGAACGTGGCCCTTCCTGACGTCAACGCCAATGGAACGCCCGGAAACGAGGAAGCTGACGATGACGACGCCAAGCATGAAACCGAGGAAAAGAACGAGGCCAAACGGGAGTTCGACCGCCTTGAGGGCGAGGAACATGTCCTCGATGGGGCGGTAGGGGACTGATTTTCTTTTTATTTTTTTATTCCACATATGAACCATATCATCCAATCCATCCGTAGCTCCGAGGCTGTCATGATGCACGAAGCATCTCTGCGGGCCTATGTGGATAAGGTCGAACGAGCCGAGGCCATGTTCCAAGCATCCAGCGAGCCCATCGAAAAGGTTTTTGAGATGGTCTTTGGCAAGCGCCCAAAGATGGTCAAGATGGGCCCTCTCGCCTACATCCCGTTGAACGGTGTTATGGGCAAGGGATTGACCACTCTGGACAAACTCTCTGGGTCCATCGACGTGGACGATCTGTCCGACTGGGTTGACGAGGCCATGGATGATCCCGAAGTAAAGGTGCTGTTTATGGACAATGACAGCCCTGGCGGCTCCGTTCGCGGCTTATATGAACTGGCCGACAAGTACCATGCCGCCGGCAAATCCAAACCCACGGTTTCCTTTACGGACAAGCGCTCTTGCTCCGCGTCGTACTACGTGGCCTCTCAAGCCAACGAGTTCTATGCCACCCCGTCCTCCGAGGTCGGCTGTATCGGCACAATCATGTGCTGGCCTGACGTCACCGAGGCCTTGGCAAAGGAAGGCATCAAGATGCAAGCTATCTACTCCGGCAAGCACAAGGCCGCGCTGTTCGAAGGCATCCCGCTGAATGACGCCGACCGAAAGATGCTCCAGGATGAGGTCAATGACCTCCACGGAGAGTTCAAGGGCAAGGTGAAGCGAGTTCGTACCAGCGTGGCCGATGCCGACATGGAAGGCCAGTCGTTCGTGGGTCGTGTAGCGGCCCAAAAAGGCCTTGTGACCGGGCTGAAATCCAGCCTCCGCGAAGCCATCGAACACGCCATCGCGACTCACGCCGTTTGACAGTCGGCTATTTGAAACATCATGACCCTCGAAGAACGCCTCAACTCGCTGAAGGAAGCCTTTACTGGCAAGACCGCCGAAGCAGAAGCCGCCTCAAAGGACGCCGTTGCCGCTAAGGAGGCTCTTGCTGCCGCCGATGCCAAGACCGTCGAAGCCACTGCCCTGGTGGAAGCGCTCACCAACGACAAGACGGCTCAGGCCGCCAAGATCACGTCGATGGAAACTTCCCTCAAGGACCTTGCCGAAAAGCTGACCGCCATTACCGCCGAGAAGGCCGCGCTTGAGAAGGCCGCCGTCTCCGCTGGCAAGAAGGCAGCCCAGATGGCCGCCGACATGGGCGTGGACCCCGTTGAGGTCGCCCCCATTAACCAAAATGCTGGTGGCAAGTCCGACGGCGAAATCGCTGAGGAATGGGTCGCCATGAAGCAGAAGGATGCTTCGGCCGCTGCCAAGTTCTACGACGCCAACCGCCCGGCCATCATCCGCGCGTCCGGCATCAAATAATCACTTTCCCCTAAATAATAAAACACTATGGCTACCAATGCTATCGGAGGCTTGACCCTCCAGCTCGTCGCGGAAGAAAGCCTGCGGACCCTCGTTCCGCAGCTCCAGCCGCTTACCAAGATCGCTGTCACCGACTTCGGCGCTTATGTCGCTGAACGCGGTACCACGGTCCACACCCGCTACGCCGGCAAGTTCACGGCGTCGAACTACGCTCGCTCCACCGGCTTCGTCGAGTCCAACGCGACCTCGACCGACGTTCCCGTGACTCTGGTTGACCAGAAGCACGTCACCGTCGCCTTCACCGACTACGAAGTGGCTACGCTGTCCCTCGACCGCCTCAAGCGCCTGTTCATGGCTCCGATGGCGAACGCCGTCGTCAAGTCCATGTTCGACCAGGTGCTCACCAAGGTTGATGGCGACTTCGCCGCTGGTTATTCCGGCGCCCAGTCCGACTTCAACCGTATCGCTGTCTCCAACATCGCCAAGAGCCTGACGCTCGCCAATCTTCCCCAGGAAGGCCGTTCGGCGCTCGTCTCTCCCGACGCCTACCAGCAGCTCATCTCCGACCCGGTGATTGCGCAAGCCTTCTCCATCGGTACGACTGACGTAATCCGCGGCAACCGCCTCGGTATGATCCACGGCATTGACTTCTTCGAATACAACGGCTTCGACGCCGATGGTATCGAAGAAGGCCTCAACGGTGTCGTCTCCTGCCGCGAAGGTTTGGTCGTCGTGACCCGCGTTCCTGCCGCCCCGACCACGGGCGGTGGCGAACAGACCATCGTGACCGACCCGGACAGCCAGTTCTCGTACGCTCTGCGCTACTGGTACGACTGGTCCGCTGGTCTGCACAAGCTGTCGGCTACCTGGCTCATCGGTTCCGCGAAGGGCAACCCCGACGCGCTCCAGAAGGTCACGTTCACGTCGTAATCGCTTTCGTAGGGCTAAGACCCTACAACGCGCCAATGCAGAGGGCACCTCTATCGTGGGGGTGCCCTCCCTTTTTTTGACCTACGGCGAAAGACGTGGCCTCAATCTTCGACGATTTCATCGCTGACGCTCAGGCCATCTTGGACGAGGTAGGCAAGGATGTGACCGTCAAGGTGCCGCCTTCCGGTAGCCCGGTATCCTTCAAGGCCATGATCACTCAGCCCATGGTCCTTCAGGACATGGACACGGGTGGCTTTCTTAATCAGACCACCTTTGAGGTGAAGTTTCTGCGGACCGATTTCACGGCCAATCCTGGCGTCATCGCCTATGGCCATATCGTCACCTACTCAGGTCAGGAGTACCGTATCGTCGCCTTGGCTGACCGCCCGCCGTCCGCTTGGGTCATCGCGCGGGTCCAGACCAAGGTTCAATGATTGTACCCGGCTACAACGGCGCGAGCGTAGGGATTAACGTAAAAGTGGACGCTGAGGGCTTTAAAAGGCACCTTCAGGTCTATGCTGAAGTCATGGGTGGGTCCACGGCTCGCATATTGCGCCGCCAAGCCCGTTTGTTCTGTCAGGACATGATAGACTATACCCTGCCCGTTGAAAACGGCCCAGGGACCGGCTCAGGGGGTACAATGGGGGCAAAGAAGATTACCGAGAACAACGTCCAGCAAGACATTGATCTGGTTTTCGCCCCCCTAGGGTATGCCTCGATGAAGTCCGTGGCCAATCTAGGCAACCAAGGGGTATTTAGCGCTTGGCTGCGGGAACGTAAGGCCATGCCCACGGTAGTCCTGCCTGACTTCCTCAAGGATATGGACATGTTTGATGGGGCCAACCAGTTCCCTGCCTTCCAGAAGTTCGCCTCAAAGCTGAAGAACGACAACGGTAATGACAACCTGACCATGGTCTATTCAGGCAGCGTCAAGACCCTACACGAAGCCGCCCGTGGAGGCCCTAGGAACTATGCCACTAGCCCCAACGTAGGCCCCGGTAAGACCTACTTCATCGCTGACTACAACATGAAGGTGCCCGCCTACATTAAGCAGGTCCAGAAGCGTGTCGGCAAACTGAAGGCTGGTTGGTACACGGCCGGCATGCGCCTAAACATGGGTAACGTCAGGGCCCCCAAGTGGGTGGTAAACAACCAGTGGGGCACTGGGATCATGGACGACCAACTGGACAACGCTTTGACGCCTTCCGTCACCGTAGGCAACTCAGCCCATAAACGCCATACGGAGATGACCAGAGACGGTATATCCTGGCTATGGTACAAACTCGCCATCTTCCACCGCGCTTATTCAATGCGCGTTGAAATCCTCAATAAGCTCATCAAACAGGGCAAAGCCCGTAAGATTTGGGAGTTATCCAAGCCAGGGGGTCCGCTAGAAGGCGGTTATTTTTTCAATCCATGAGCAACGCCATCCGTTCAGTTATCGAGGACAAGGTTTCGGCCTACTTCTCATCCGTGTTCACCGGGCCCGATTTCGTGCCTGTACACAAGGGTGTGACCGACGAAACCCGCGTCCTGCCCCTAATCATCGTCTATTCCGACTCGGCCCGCCCGGACCCAGCCCTAGGCGCCAACCCGCTTGGCAACTACCGCATCGCCCTAAAGGTGTTTGTTTATAGCTCGGCCGACGACGAGACGCTGGAGGTCCATAGGGCCCGCGTTGATGCCGTACACGCCCTGATGGCCGACCTACCTGCCCTTCAGGCTTACTGGGGCCCAGGAGAAGGTGATCTATACTCCGCATGGATTGTGGCTGACGACGAGGCCATGAGCCAGCGTAGGTACGGTAATGCCATTGAGTTTGTGTGTGTGGCCGTCCTGCCTCCGGCGGTTTGACATGAGGCAAATGGCATAAACCTATGGCTCTACCTGTCACCAAGGGCACTGCCCACATCTTCGGCCTCCTTGGCACCGGTGGGCTCGTTTTCACCGTCCAGTCCGACGACGTTACCAACCGCCCGGCGCTTGATATTGAGGTGAAGGACGAGACTGGTCGCGTTATCACCAACCGACTGGACGACCTTCGCATCGAAATCAACGTCGAAGGCATCCTGCTGGCCGCCGCTACCCTTCCTGACATTGGCGCTACCTTCTCCTATAACAGCGTTAACTACATCATCAAGGAAGTGACGGACCGCGGTACCAATCAGGACTTCCGTAAGCTTGGTATCCGGGCTGTCAAGTACCAGGAAATCACCTAAACGACCCGGCTGATGAACAGCCGTTTCGCCAAGGCAGTCGCGTACAACCCCAAGAGCCGAAAAGTCCTTGGGCGTACGCTTTTGCCGATTTGCATGCGTCACCGGGTGGTGCTTGAGTACTACAACTCTCCGTTCGTCACCGGAGACGAGCCAACCGTCGAGGACATTGTTTTTGCGGTACGCGTTATGGCAACGCTGGACAAGGATGAGATGCACCGTGGGCCTAACGACGTAGAGGCCACCTATGTTCTCATGATGGAAAAGAACGATGAGATGAAGGAGTCCGTCATCGAGCTCATCCGCGATCACATCAACGAGAACTCAAACTGGCCAATCTTTTGGGAAAAGAAGAACGCCGGCCATGCCACTGGCATCCCTTGGCACATGCTGGTCGTGGCCAACCTTGTCCGTAATGGCATGCCATACGAGCAGGCCTGGACAATGCCTGAGTCCGAGGCAATCTGGCTGTACACCTGCAACCTAGTCAGCGAAGGTACCGATGTTCGCGTCGTATCCGACGAGGACAATGACTTTATGGCCGCGCACTTGGCTGCGGTCGAGGAACTGAAGAAACAGGAGGCAGAACAAAACAATGTCTGATGACGTAAAAGTAACTTTCAGCGCCGACACCAGCCAGGTGTCGCGTGCAATCCAAACCATTGGGGGAGGCGGTGGCGGTGCCGGCGGTGGGGGCCGTCCCCCGCCCTCCTTGCCACCTCCTAGCGGACCTCTTGGACCTGCGGGCCCAGGTGGCCGTCGTCGTAGGATGATTGACCTAGGTTTTGTTGACGCTGAGACTGTTGGTGGGGGTGGAGGCAAAGGTAAAGTACCTGGTGCTAGTGCTGCTGCTGATGACGGGAAAGAAAAGTTCCTGCCGTCGTTTGGTCAGGCTGTATCTGCTTTGCGAGTTGTCGGAAGCTTTCTGAACGACTCTATTGAATACGCGGCAAAGGTTAAACTTGCTTCACTTCGTAGCGGTCAGTCCGTTGAGAGCATCCAGCGCCTTACCAACGCGGCCGTCACCCAGGGCATCTCTTTTGATGATGTGACTACAACTCTTACCGAAGGCAATCGCCGGCTCGGTCAAGGACTTGTAAACGGTGGACAAGTACAGCTTGGCCTAAATCGCCTTGGCGTATCCATGGAGCAGATCAGGAACAAGAGCGTCAGTGCTAGTGAGGTCCTGATGAAGATGGCCGACCTCTACAAGCAGACCGGCGACGACGTGCAAATGGCAAACCTTGGCGTTAGCGTATTCGGCAACAGTTTCACGTCTCTTATCCCGATGCTCAAGCAAGGTCGTGAAGCCATTAAAGCACTCGGAGATGGGGCCGGTATTCTTAGCAAAAGTGACATTGAAGATGCTGCTCAGGCTAAAGTTGAAATCGAGCGTACCAAGAAAAGCCTTCAACAAGGAGGTGTCGTCGTAACAGGTTTCTTTGCAAACTGGTTTGATACAATCAAAAAAGACCTTGCTTTCAGCGCTGTTGGTGCGTTTAGCGGACTTGAGGGAAAATCAGATGTAATGGCAGCTCGCGCGTATTATGGACGTTTTAGCGGTGAAGGTGAAACCATTCGTGATTTTGCTATTTCAGAACGAAATAAACTTACTGATCAGATGAATATAGATTTAAATAACCCTGGAGTCTATGGAGACTCTGGAAGGAAAATCGTATTGGAAGCCAATGAAGATAGGATGCGTGTCGTTAATGGTTTGGTAGAGTTAGCCAATCGAGACGCTAAAAACAAAACCAACATGCCTGGCTTCCAAGCCGGCCAGATGGCTTGGGCTACTTCCTTGCAGGCTATGGGCGGTGGCGACGTGCTTTCCGCGATGGCGCAGAACCCTCAGCAGCAGATTGCTGATAACACGGCCCAAGCCGTCGAAATCCTGCAAAACATTGACCTAAATACTGGGATGCTTATTCCAACGGCATCGCCAACCCTTGAACCTTCCGTAACTGGACCAGCCACCCCCTAACATGCCTACCCCTTACCCTCTTAATCGCGACAAGGACATGCTGACAAAGCGTGGCGACTCCTTGACCAATCCAGTTACTCAGGCCGGCTATACCGTAAACTACGATGGGTATGGCCTTACTACCATGTCCGTGAAGTACACCTTGGACTGGCAGGAGGACTTCTCTTTTGAGCAGGACTGGAAGCGAGGCGATCGCTGCCTAGTCCTTGGCTATGAGCACTTGACGCTTATCCGCGTGTCCATGACGGCAAACGAGGGGCGCACGATTACGGTCAACGCCGAGTATGTCGGCGTCACTCCTGGTCAGACCCAGACCTTCTGGCAGTGCACCGTCAACTCCAACGCCACGTCAGAGCCCATCGAGTCGCACCCGAACTTCAGCCGCCTTGTTGTGGCCAATATCGGTGAGGTACTTGCCGGCCCTGCTAAACCGAAAGTTACTGAAACGCTTAATCAGGCGTTCTTTATCAATAGTTCAAAGACTGGCGTTCCTGCTTGGCAGTTCGTCGGCTTCCTTCCCGAGAACGACGTTAACAAGAAGATCAACATCAAGGCCGGCGTTAAGACGTACTTCCGTCCAAATACGACTCTCAAGTGCATGGGATACACGACCGATGCCAATATTGCAGCAAAGGTATCTATTGCCACTTGGAATGTTTTTAGCGGCGATCTAGACGAGCTGAAGGTACCTGAACCTTATAATCAAATCGCCTCTCTATACGACAGACGACTAAAGGTGATTGACTCTCTTGTGCCTCGACCGGCCGCCCGCACTTGGCTTTGCATCTCAAGCAACGTCGAGATGTACGGTTCTATATACAAAATCCAGTGCGAGTTCATGCTATCTGGCTGGGCCGGCTGGGATAAAGACATTTACCCAAAAGCTCGCTTATAAAAATGTCGCTACCCGGCCTTAATAGCTCGTTCAGCAACGCGGACCTGAACGCGATGCAGCTCACGGCAGCCAGTGGCCTGAACGCGCCGTCCAACGGCGTCCAACAGTATCGCACCAGCGCCGGCCAAGTGTTTCTTGAGTCAACCCCTCTTGCGCAACAGGTCGCTGACGGCGTGCAGACCTACGAGCAGTTCCAGATCATCGTGGAAGGTGGCAACCTACGCGTCAGGTATGGTACCGTCCTTTGGGCCGCGCACAACTTCGGCCCGGATGCCGAAGGCAACCCAACCGTCACCTGTTCAAACCAAACCCTCATCACGATGTATGCCCGATACACCGGCGATACCGTCGTCCAAGGAACCACCGAGGACGGTTTCATGCAGGAGGGTGGCCATGTGGTCCTTTCAACCTAATGGGAACTATCAACAAAAGCGGTCAGGCTGGCGTCACCAACGGTAAGCTAGGTACGACCACGAACTACTCCCTAGGGTCCACTGGGACGACCAAGTACAGCCTTAACCCCAATGGTGGCCTAGTGACCACCCATTATCTCATTTCCGGGATGCCGTTCACCAAGACCATCCGTCAGGGTGATAGCCTTGAGCAGAACTGGACCCTAGGCAGGACCGGGAGCACGACCTACAACATGGGTGCTGGTGGCTCCAAGACCCTCAAATACACCTTAGACCCTAGCGGTAACGTCACCGAGTCTAATGGCCGACTGAGTGGCCGTACCGGTACCGCGTCCTACACCCTAGGCAACGGCAGCTCATCTCAAGTCAAGGCAACGCTTGGCGCAGGGTCCACGCAGGCTTACACGCTAGGAACTGGTGGTTCATCGACCATCACGACTACCATCAGCGGCGTAACGGAAACAGTCACACTTAACCCTGGAGACTCCGCTACTACGATCATCACCGAAGGCGCCGAGGCCGCGTTGGAAAGCAACGCCACCCATAACCCCGAAACTCCCCCCGTGGAGTCCATGGAGTACGACGTCGGTGAGGATGGTTCTACCGACAATACTTTTGGCGATAGCACTTGGCAGGTCTGGCTGTTCCAGCCGTACAACATCAAGGAGAAGATTGACTACAATCCTATCTGCGTGGTCATGCCCAGAGGCGAGTACACCCCTGGGTGCCCCGGCCGCCTGCCGTCCTTCATCCAATCCAACGGGGATTATGCCCCTAACACCAACTGCCGGTATATCCTAGTCGGCAGTGCTCGTAAAAGCTCTACAAGCGATGAATGGGTGGTTGAGCAGAACGCTATCGGTACGCTTACATTCCCGACCGATGACCGGGATGTTTATACCCCAGACCCCCCTGACATTCAGGATCCCTACGTTAACCAGTACCAGGTCAAGGTTGAGACAGAAGATGTGGTCGATGGTGACGTCATCATCCCGTATTCCGTGTTGAAGATTGGTCGCGGAGGTAACGTCTGGAACCCATCTCTTGATGGCCCAATGAAACACTCGCTCCAGAAGCGGGTTGATCTAATCACGGTTGACTCGCGTATGGGTAGGAACGCCAACTTCGGAACCGATGAGACTAGCCCTTGGGCAAACAATGACGGTTACTTTGTCTTGGCTCAAGGCGTGTACACCTATGTGTACGCCTTCAAGATTACCTACGACCAAGGAGAGACGACCGATTACTACATCTATGTCTCCGAGGACGATGAACTTGCCCCCGAGACTGGTGGCATTGGCATCCCTCCAGGCATCTCCGCGCCGTCTGGGTCTTACCAAGTTGATGGTTTCCTAGTCGGAGAGGTAAACTGGACTGGTATGGGCGTTCCTGTTGTCCAACAGCGGGTGGTCGGTGCCATCACTTGGCCTCCCTATATTGAGCCGCGCAAGTACCAGCCTTTCGAGGTAGTGGTTGCTCCGCAGGGGGAGGAAGTCATCGACCCGGACTCCATCCAAATCGTCAAGGGTGACATCCTGTGGAACGCTTCAAGATGGGACAATACACCCGGCCCAGAGGCAAACTTTATGCCTCCGCTTCAAGGGCAGGCTATTAAGGCTTGGGTCTATCCTTCTGGAACATTGACCGCTGGTTCTGATTACAGTTCTCCTTTCATCAATAACGGTGGCCGCTTCCACCTTGAGAAAACCTCTATTTATAGTGTGTTCATCATCGGCAACCAAGACTCCATGGCGGCTGGATCGCAGTTTGGGAATGTCACCCTAGCCATCATCGCTGATGGTTCGGATGCCTATGATAAGACCAAGCCTTTTGATGCTGGGTATATGGGCCGGTATTGGTGTCTGCCATTCTACCCTTCTGGTAGCCCAGAAACCGGGTACATCCAGCAACCCGTTTACGGTGCCGCAGGGTCACTTCTTAACTACAACTGCCAGCGCTATCTAGTGGCCAGTGTCTATTGGAACGAGGTCAAGTGGGTGGTCGAGCAGCGGCTTCTTGGCCCCGTGACCATTTCAGACGATTTGGTTATGCAGGGCTTCGCCTTTGTCCCTTCAGACTGGTCCCCTTCTATCAACTATACTGACAAGCAGGCCGACTGGGATGGTGCTTGGTCTGGCTACACTAAGGACGGAAACCCTGATAGTTGTACGATCCAAGTTCGCCCATACCCCTAAGATTGGGGTTTTTGACTATCGGCAAAGGGTAGGCTTATGGCTATTACGACCACCAAACTTTGGATGGCGACGGACTCCAATCGTCTCCTGAACAGCCCTACGTC